GCGATCGCGGATATTCCCGTTGAGGCAAAGGAAAGCGAAGAGGCAACAGTAACAAGCTACACGGCTTCGGTTACTGTACCGAACCTCATTGAAGACAGCGTAGAGGTATGGAAGGGCGATGGTTCCGCCAAAGGAACAAAAACGACCGACTATACTCTCTCCTATGCTTCTAATGTCCTGACCGTCACTCTCGTGAACGGCGGCACTCTCTATTCCGAAAACAAGGTCATCATCAAGACGACCACAGCGATCGGAACGAAGGAAGCTGCTATTCAGTGGCAGACGGCTCACGGATACGTATCGGAGAGATCAAAGGTATGCTGGCCGCAGGTTAAGTCCGGCACCGGCAAGACCTACCATCTTTCGACTGTGTGCGCGGCAACCATGCTCCGCGTCGATCTCGATCATGACTCTGTTCCCATGGAAACACCTTCGAACAAAGAGATCATGGCGACCATGCAGTATTTCGGATCAACCGCCAAGAATGAGGGATACGACGATACAGAGAGCAACGATCTCAACGAAGTCGGCATTACTACCGCTTGTATCTTCAACGGATCGTGGGTACTCTGGGGACCTCATACTGCAGCATACAAGTACGGCACGACAATGGATCCTCGCGTCATCTTTGACACGAATATCCGCATGCTGATGCACGTAACGAACGGCTTCCAGCTTCGCCACGGTCTTGAGATCGATGCTCCCATGACACCGGCACAGAAGGACACCGTAGTAAACGCAGAAAACGCAGAGCTCGAAAGACTCACCGCGCTCGGAGCACTGATCGGCGAATCAAGTGTCGAGTTCCTTGAGGTTGAGAACCCCGAGAGCGACATGCTCAATGGCGACTTCGTATTCAACCTCTCATTCACATCGACACCGCCGTTCAAGAGCGCAACGGCTAAGGTATGCTACACAAGCAGAGGCTTCGCAGCATTTTTCGGAGGTGAATAATTATGGGATGGAAAGACATTAACGGTGCCGTAGTCGCTGATACAGTGTACTGCGACGACGTGCTTGTAGCAAAAGACACATCTTTCACTATTCCCGGAATTGCGTTCGCGACAGCTGACGTGGCCGCAATGGGAACCATGACTGTGCCGATCATCGGCATGCTCGAAAATATGCAGCTCACGGTCAAGCAGATCGGAGTTGACAAGGGGCTGAGCAAGCTCAACAAGCTCAAAGCTCAGAACCTTGAGTTCAGATGGGTAGAGACTGTAGTAAAATCAGACGGCTCTCTTTCCCAGGAAGGCCGCAAGGCATTCGTTCGTACCATGCCCAGCGCTATACCGGACATTGGTGTGGAAAACGGCAGCGCAACCGAACTTGAAAGCACATTCAATGTGACAAGGTGCCAGGTATATGCAGACGGCAAGGAGTTGTTCTGTGTTGACCGCCTTGCGAACGTGCTCAGAGTCGGCGGCAAGGATTATTACAGCAAGATTGCGAATCTTCTGTGAAAACCAGCTAAAACAAGGGGGCTCGCAGTTCATAAAACCTATTGCGAGCCCCTGTATTTGAAAGGAGCGTAAAAATGAAAGAGATACTTAAACTTCAGAACCCCATTCTTATTAACGGCAAGACCGTATCAGAGCTCAGCTACGATATTGATGAGATTACCGGTGAACTTTTCGCCGAAGCTGACTCGAAGAAGATGGCCGCATCAGGATCAAAGAGCGGCAATCTTTCCGGAGCTGCAGAGCTTGACTATTCGTTCCAGCTCTACCTCGGATACGCGGCAATTCTGGCCGTCAATCCCGAATACGACTGGTCCGATCTTGCAAGGATCAAAGGACACGACAACATGAAAGTAATGAGGATAGGCAGGGCTTTTATCGTAGGGTCGGCGGCGTCAGAGGAAGACGACTCCGAAGAGCCTACAGAGACTACGGAAAAGTCTTCTCAACCTCAGTCACCGACCTCGAAAAAAAGCGAGTAATCAGCTTTATCATAGAATACGCGGAAGCGGCCGAAGATCTGAGCGAAGAGGAAAAACGAAAGCAGGCTCGTGCCGTGAGCGGATCAGTAGCAAAAACATTTAAAGGACATCATGCAAGAAGGAGACACTGACTATGGCAAAGAATAAAGCGTTACAGGCTATAGTTGAGATAGCCGGAAGCGTAAGCCCTACCCTGGGCAGCTCCGTCAAATCAGCGACGGACGCGCTTGACAAGCTCAACCTCAAAGCCCTGGCCATAGGCGCGGCCGTAGGCGGCGCAGCCATAGCGACCGGAAAAGCGGTAGCGAAAGCCGGTGAATATTTGTTTCAGCTGGGCAGCAAGTTCGACGAAGCGGAAGACGCTATCAGGATAGGCACCGGAGCCACAGGCGAAGATCTTGAAGCCCTGATGGATACGGCGAAGGAAGTATATACCTCTATTCCTACAACGATGGAAGAGGCCGCAGCGGCGATAGCAGATTACAATACACGCCTGGGCGTTACGGGCGACACCTTGAGCGATCTGTCAAAGCAGGCTATATCCGTAGCTGATATGCTGGGCGAAGATCTCAACACGGTCATCGAGGAAAGTTCCAAAGCAATGCAAAACTGGAACATAGACGAATCCCACATGTCCGAAGCTATGGATTATATGTTTAAGGTAGCCCAGAGCACCGGCGTAAGTTTCACAAACCTGTCCTCAGAAATGGAGACCTACGGCGCGCAGCTTCAGGAAGTAGGATATACGTTCCGCGAAGCCTCTACACTGCTCGGGCAGGTCGAGAAAGAAGGCCTTGACGCTGCTACAGTAGTGACAGCTCTGAAGACTGCTTCTAAGCAGGCGGCGAAGGACGGCTTCGAGAATCTGAACGATGGCATCGAGACATATATTTCAGAGATACAGAACGCAACGGATGATACCGAGGCCTACAGCATAGCCACAAAGTATTTCGGCAGCAAGGCAGCGGCCACCATGACACAGGCAATCAAGAAGGGTACATTAAGCATCGACGGGCTGACGGCATCGCTCAAAGAATCGGACGAAAGCATACTTGGATGTGCTGAAGATACATACGACTTCTCGGAGCAGGTGCAGATGATGAAAGCAAAGATCGAAGTAGCTCTTGCACCGATAGCCGAAACGATCTTTTCAGAAATATCCGACATGCTGCCTACGCTCATGGGTATGCTCGAAACCTTCATACCGATCATAACAAGCGTTGTAGAGCAGGCATTGCCATTCGTGGAGCAATTTTTAGGCGGCATAGCCGAGCTGCTTCCGGTCATCATGCCAATGATCCAGGGACTCGCAGAACAGCTACTTCCGATCCTGCTCAATTTGGTAGAAACACTCCTGCCGCCGCTGTTAGATCTCATTACCGGGATCATACCTCCGCTGATGGAGATATTAGAAGCCATACTGCCGCCAATCGTGGAGATCATCACATCGATACTCCCGATCATTACGGAAATAGCGGCCGCAGTTCTGCCGGTGCTGGTGGACATTATTGCGGCACTCATTCCGGTCATCAAACCGCTGCTTGATATCCTGATCAACCTTTTCAACAGCGTAATCATGCCGATACTTGATCCGTTGCTTATGCTGGCGGAAACGATACTTCCCGTGATAGTTGACCTGCTGAAAATGATAGCGCCAATCCTCGAACCGATCGGAAAGATATTAGGTCCCATAGCGGATGTCATAGGCGTGATTGTAGATGCGATATCTACAGTGGTTGGATGGGTCGCTGATGGTCTGGGATGGCTTGTAGATCTGTTCTTCGGAAGCGACGAAGACGACGCGAAGGAAATGGCAAGATATGCGATGGGCGGATTCACTCACGGCCCGTCTATCGCAGGTGAAGAGGGCACGGAGGCGGTTATTTCGTTCGATCCTACATACAGACAGAGAAACATCAGGATCCTCGAACAGGCCGCACTCATGCTCGGACTATCAGGCTTCGGAACTACCGAGATATCATCAGACAACAGCCTGACACTGGACGAAAACTCATATTCTTCGCAGGCCGGGCAGCTGCTCTCGCTTGATGACTTTTCGCTATCAGAGCTCTCCGGCGGCGGAGGCGTGACATACGTATACGATTTCTCAGGCTTCACATGGAGCCCGACAATCAACACCGAAGGATCAGCTGACGAAGATCAGTTCATGCAGAGACTCGAAGAGCATGAGGCAGAGTTCTTCGAATGGCTGAAGGAATTTGCTAAGGCAAGGGAGGCGTACTGTTTTGGATAGGATCGTAGGCTATAAGAAATATAACACCTGCGCCGGAGACACGTTCGACTCCCTGGCGCTTGACATGTATAACGACGAAGGGCTGGCTCACAGGATCATACAATTCAATCCCGACTATGCCGATGTACTCGTATTCGATGCAAATATACCGCTGAAGCTTCCGGTATATGATGAGGATGTATCCGCAGGGTCAAGCACTCTTCCGCCTTGGAGAAGAGAATGAAGATACTATATAACGACAAGGATATCTACAAAGATATCAGCCTCAACTACGCGGTACACGAGATGTATGCCGGAGACTTTGCGGATAATCTCACGCTGCGCTTTAACGATCCGAAAGGAACGTGGAGCAAGTGGGATCCCGAAATGGGCGATACGATATCTCTTGAGCACGATAAATCGAAGACGGGCAAGATGTATATTTTCCAGATCGGAGCCCGTAACGGCATCTTCACCGTAAGGGCGATGTCAATGCCGCCTTCGATGGCAAGCCGAAGGTCAGCGTCCTGGGAGAAGATAAAGTACACCCAGATAGCAAGCGAGATAGCCGAAAGACACGGCCTGACACTCAAGACATACAACGTAAAAGATCAGGTATATGCCAGCATGAAACAGCAAAATGAATCTGACATAGCATTCTTGAACAACCTGAGCCTGATCGAAGGCAATCAGCTGATCATATACGACGGTCAGTTGATCATATACGACGAAGCCGAAATGGAAAAAAGCTCTGCTCCGGAAGTGTTCGAAGTAGGCAGCAGGACGGAATACACCTACTCAGACGACTCAGGAGAGGCATACGGCGCTTCTAAGGTGATAGCCGGTACATTTACAGGGTATTACGAAAACGGAGGCAGTACGAGTCTGATAGAGACGGTTATGAGGGCGAACAGCGACGTGGAGGCGGCAAGGTTTGCAAAGAATATCCTGCGCAGCAAGAATAAAGCATTGCAGACAGGATCTATAAAGACTGATTTCACATCGAAGTATGCGCCCGCATCAGTGCTCAATATATCCACAAAGAAGGCTGTACGATGGAACGGCAAGAGCTTCGTCACTAAAGTGCGGCAGGACTACGTTAAGAATCTGACCGTCCTGTATTTCCGCAATATCACATTGGAGGGATATTGATATGGCAGGAATAATACAGGGCAAAATAACAAAGCTGAAGGCATCCGGCGGCGTTAATGTCAAAGCCACGGTGATGGACACATCAAGCATGGTTACGATGGATGTAGTAATACCGGAAAGACTTCAGACGCTCACATACCTTGAGATCAATACCGGCGTGTGCTGCGCGGTATTTGATGACAATACGGCTCTGATGCTGTCAAGATTAGACGGAAAATATTCGTAAGGGAGGGATATATTTGTCAACGATTGCAAAATGGCGAAAGCAGAAATGGCTTGTAAGCCCGGAGAAGATCAAAGACCTCAGATCCCTCGCATTCTCATACGCACAGCAAGCCGACAATAACAACTCAACCGAAGGCAAAGGCCTGACAAACGAAAAAGGGCTTGAGCTCTTCAAGATGTCGTTCTCTACTACCCTGCTGGCGGCCGTCGGCGTAGATGTCAGGAAGGAAATAAACAACTGGAAGAAGGAAGTCACAAAGACCGGCGCATTTTATTTGAACGGCAAGCAGCTCGGGCCGAAAAAGATGAGACTCGACAAGGTAGGAGTCAGCAATATCCTTGTAGATAATAAAGGCCGCATGCTTCAGGCGACCTTGCAGTTCAACTTCGTAGAAGATGATCCGGAGAAGGCTGCTGACACTTCTACCAGTGCTACAGGCGTTAAGGCGAGCAAGACGGATAAAGAGGAACTGAAGACAAGCAAGACGGACAACCTTGAAACACAGGGCATAAAGACAGGATCATACGTACATTCGACACAGAAGGTAGACCTCGACGGAAATCCGGTCAATACGGATGACACTATGAAGGTGGTATCAACAAAAGGCGGTGTGGTTACGATGTCGGGCCCGAAAGGTACGGTATCCCTACCGCACAATTATGTATCGCTTGTGGACTGATCCGGAGGGAGGAACATATGAGAAAAAGCGGCAATGGAATACCCGAGGTCTGCGTCGACAACCTGGTTAAGATCCGGCGCGGAGAAGTAGCTTATGAAAGAGTCAAAGGACTTGACGGCGGGCTCGTAGATCAGCCGTCTGCGCTGATAGAGGAAGACGCTACAGCGGACATCGAAAGACAGATCAGCATATTCGAGCCTCGTGTAGATGTAGACTCTGTTGAGGCAATCGGCAGCGGAACAAACGGCGGCTTCGAGTTCGATATACAAGTACATACAAAGGAGATCGCAAATGAATCTTGATTTTGTACAGACGAATGCAGCGGACATTCTCAATACCATACTTACAACGCTTGAAAACGGGTGCGGCGAACCTCTGTATCCCGGAGACGAAAGAAGGCTTTTCGGAGAAGCCGGGCTCGCTCCGATATTCGTAACATTTTTCAACGCCGTGAATGACGGATGCAGACAGAAGCTCTTACGCTACGCCAGAGGCGAAGTGCTTGACGCTCTGGGAGAGAACAATCACAGCACAAGAAAACCGGCCGAAAAGG